GATGAGCGAAAGATCTCAGCAGGTTGGTATGCTACTGAAGATGGGACAACCACCTCAGTTGCTCACTGGTTAGAGGAAGATGATTTCAGAAAGAATGGTGGCGTAATGAATCATGAGACTGTGGAATCTATCAGTAAGAGAAGAAAACCTTTCACAGTAGACTACACAGGTTTTGGATGGGTATTGATTAAGAAGGGAGTCTTTGAGAATCTACCTTATCCTTGGTTTGCACCCAAGATGCAAGTGTTTGAGTCTGGGGCAGTGCAGGATATGTGTGGAGAGGATGTATCATTCTGCTTAGATGCAATTGAGCAAGGTGAGGAGATTTGGTGTGATCCAAGAATTAGAGTGGGTCATGAGAAAACAAGAGTTATCTAGGGAGCCTCTCATGACACTATCAAAACAAGTGCAAGACTCACTGGATGATGCACAAGAAAACTTAAGAAATGCTCTTGCTTTTAGTGCAAGAAGTGAGGAACCATATGTGAGCAAACACATTGCTGACCTAATGCATTCCATAGAAAACATTAAACATGTCACCAATCTATTGGCGATATCTGAAAAAGTAATGAAAGATCTGGAGGATCAAGACTAATGCCAATTCGTAAATCTCTCTCTGGTAATGACTTTGTAGAGAGCATACCCAAGAAGACTAGTCAAGGATATGGTAAGCACACCAAGTATGCTGCTACCAGTTCTAACAAAGCAAAGAAAAAGTACAGGGGGCAAGGTAAGTAATGAGTTCACTCATCTGTAATCTCCCTGCCATTGAGGTATGGGTAAGAAAGGAGTATCTAACTGACTTCAAACATGGTTTTGGTGAATTTACAAAGGGCGTCTGGGTATCTGCTAAAAGCATGCCTGGACGTGCTTTTTATTTTGAGACATATTTACCAGAATATGCTGCAATGTTTGATAAGTTACCTATCAGTGCATTCTTAACTGATCCTGAGATACCAGATCCTGATATGAATCTGTTTAATCTACAGTTTTGGAACTGCATGGATTATGGGGTCACAGCAATCCAAAAGCAATTCATAGGTTCTATGTCATATGAATTGTATACAAGGGATCATGGGACCATGAAAGGCACTTATGTTGCCACTCTGGATAACTATCATGACAACCCTGACTTTGTAGATTACTCTACAAGTGAAACACCTGCAGAACATAAGTCACATAACCTCATTGAACTTGATAATGGACAGTATGCACTGTACCCAAACAATAGAATGAGAATATATGATAATAGTATTACACCTAAAGAACCTAAACAACCTGACTTTAAGGTGTCTACACAGTATTATCAGGTAGAAAATGGTAGAGAGTATGATGGAATGGGTGATCAGGATGATTATTTCTGGAAAATAGCAAAAGAACGTGAATAAATAACTTATATTTACTGTAGTTTCATGCCTGTAGAAAGGGTTAGTAGGGGATTTAAGGACCTGAGTATGACATTTCAGGTCAATCCTATCAATTCAGACTTGATCGCAACTAAAAATGAGACTGCTATTGCTCGTTCTGTAAGGAATTTAGTAATTACTAGACCTGGTGAAAGATTTTTTAACCCAAATCTTGGTTCCAGAGTCTATGAATTGCTATTTGAGAACATGGATGACATAACTGCTTCTCTAATTGAGGATGAAATTAGGGATACCATTGATAATTATGAACCACGTGTAAAATTAACATCAGTAAAAGCAACTGCTGACTTTGAAGGTAATGCTTTTAATATTAATATTACATATAACATCATAGGAATTGATGCTCTTCCTCAACAATTAGCATTTGCACTACAGTCAACTAGATAAATGGCACTAGTTAATTTCACAAATCTAGATTTTGACCAAATAAAAACTTCTTTGAAGGATTATTTGAGATCAAATTCTGAATTTACTGACTACGATTTTGAAGGATCTAATCTTTCCACCATACTTGATGTATTAGCATACAATACTTACATCAATTCCTACAATGCTAACATGATTAGCAATGAGGTATTCATTGATAGTGCTACTTTGAGGGAAAATGTAGTAGCTTTAGCAAGAAATATTGGTTATACACCTAGATCTGTTACTTCTGCAAAGGCATTAGTTTCATTTTTTGTAGATACCACTGGATTTACCACTAAACCTGTTACACTTACACTTAAAAAAGGCATAGTAGCTACTTCTGCATCTACTTTTGGGTCAGAAAGTTACTCATTTTGTGTTCCAAGTGATATTACAGTGCCTGTGGTTGATGGAATTGCTACATTTGCTGATGTGGAGATCTATGAAGGTACATTTTTAACTTCAAACTTTGTTGTTTCTGCAGAAAACCCTGCACCACCATCAAGATACATCCTTCAGAACCCAAATATTGACACTTCTACCTTAGAAGTGCAAGTTCGTGAGACTCAAGCAAACACTTCTTCTAAAAAATATGTATTTTCAGATACTTTAATAGAAGTTACCTCCTCTTCATGTGTATATTTCATTCAAGAAGTAGAAGATCAGAGATATGAACTCATTTTTGGTGATGGTGTCTTTGGTAAAAAGTTAGAAGCACTTAATTTCATTGAAGTTTCATATATTACAGCCACTGGTGCTGCTGCAAATGATATTTCTTCATTCTCATTCAATGGTAGAATTGTAGATAACAATAATAACCTAGTAAGTAGTGGAATTTCTATATTTACAACTATAAATGGTTCTACAGGTGGTAAAGAAATTGAATCTGTGGACTCAATTAAGCGTTATGCCCCTAAAATCTATTCTACATTCAATAGAGCAGTCACTGCAGCAGATTATGAGGCACTCATACCTAAAATATACCCTGAAACTGAGTCTGTATCAGTTTTTGGAGGTGAAGATTTGGTTCCTCCAAAATATGGAAAGGTTTTTATCACTATAAAACCCTTTTTTGGACCTTTTGTGCCAGATGCAATCAAAAATAACTTAAATAACATTTTAAGAAAATATTCTGTTGCTGGAATAGTCACTGAAATACAAGATTTGAAGTTTTTGTTCATTGAAGCTGATATTAATGCATATTTTAACCCAAGTTTAACTCAAAGTGCAAATTCTCTTAGAACGCAAATATCTAACAACATAAATGCATATGCTAGATCATCTGAATTGAATAAATATGGTGCTAAATTTAAATATAGTAGATTTCAAGCAGTTGTAGATAATACAAGTGACTCTGTAACATCAAATATCACAAAAATTCAAATGCGTCGTGATATGAAACCTGCTTTGAATACAAATGCAGAATATGAGTTGTGTTTTGGAAATGCATTCTATGTAAAGAGTATAAATGGATATAATATTAAGTCATCTGGATTTAGAGTGTTTGGACAACCCACAACTGTCTTTTTAAGTGACCTTCCTAATGCAGATAAGAAAACAGGCAACCTATTTTTATTCACATTACAATCTAGAGGAACTCCTGTCATAGTTTCTGGAAATATAGGTACAATTGATTATCAAAAAGCAGAAATATTGATAAAACCAATTAATATTGTTGGAACGTCTAAAAAAGTTCAAGACATACCAATTATAGAAGTTTCTGGATGTCCTAAATCAAATGATGTGATTGGATTGAAAGATTTATATCTACAATTAGATGTTAATAATAGTACCATTGATATGATTGCTGATAATGTTGAATCAGGAGATGATAGATCTGGGGTTAATTACACAGCTACCTCAAGTTATGTAAATGGTGATTTAGCAAGATTAACTGAAGAAGAAAGAAAAAATATTACCATTCTTTCCTCAGATACATATGTGATAGGGGATACTAATTTGCAACTTCTAGGTGGAACTAGCACTGCATCTTCATCATCTTCCTCCTCTACTACATCAATATCATCATATTAATTTACTAGCAAGAAATTAACACAACTATAAAATGTCAGACAATACAAGAGTCAAAATTAGTTCAGTTGTTAAAAATCAACTGCCAGATTTTATAAGAGCAGATTTTCCACTTGCTGGTGAATTTTTAGACCAATATTATACTGCCATAGAAAATCAAGGATCTACACTTGACCTCTTGCAAAATATTGATCAGTATATAAAAATTGATGAGTTAGTAGACCTTGTAGACTCTACTACTTTATCTGGTAATGTTGGAATAACAAACGATGTTATAGATGTTAAATCTACAACTGGATTTCCTGAGACATATGGATTGCTTGAGATTGATGATGAGATTATAACATATACTGGAATCACTACTAACTCATTTACTGGGTGTGCTAGAGGATTTAGTGGTATTACATCGTATAGAAGTATTAATAAACCAGATTGTCTTGTATTTTCTCAATCTGGCATTGCTACACACTCTACAGATGCAACTGTCAAAAACTTAAGTGTTCTTTTCTTAAAAGAATTCTTTAAGAAGGTAAAAAAACAAATTACACCAGGATTTGAAGAAAGACAACTTTCTAGCGATATAGATAAGAGATTATTCATTAAGCAATCAAAAGATTTTTACTCCTCAAAGGGAACAGATCAATCTTTTGAAATTTTGTTTAGAGCTTTGTATGGAAAAGATGTAGAAGTTATAAAACCAAGAGATTTTCTCTTTATACCATCAAACGCTGACTATAAAGTATCAAAACAATTAGTAGTAGAAACTATTGAGGGTAATCCTCAAGATTTAATTAATAGAAACTTATTTCAAGATAATGTATTCAATTTCCCTAAAGCAAATGGTGCTATTAGTGGTATAGAAAAAATTACAAGAGGAGATAAAACCTATCATAGGTTAAGTCTAGACTTTAATCCTAATTTAGATTCAATAAGTGGTGATTTTTCTATACATCCTAGCACCAAATTAGTAACTCCTGTTTCTGTGGGTGCTACTGTTCTGAATGTGGATTCAACAGTTGGATTTGGAACTACAGGAGTTTTGATAGCAGATTATATTGATGGATCTT